ATTTCCATTTTTTATTTTTTTAATTTGAATAATTGAAATGCCTCTTTTATTTGCGCTTCAATATCCGGCTCAGGTGCAATAGGTGCAATAGCGGCGTGAGTGGTAATATCTTTGAATGCTTTTTGTAGAAATAATAATTCATCTTGTAGAAATATAAACGTGGTATCTGTAAAAGTACCTCCGTCAATAGCTTTAATAAGGTTTGCAATTCTATCTTCAACACTTTTCAAACTCTTAACTCCTATCAATGGAGTATATTGATTTGCTCCCCAGGCTGTGAGTGATGAAAACTCAAACAATTTTAATTCATGTAGTTGTGTTTTCTGTTCTTTCCAGTCTGCATCAGGGTTAATAATTGTTTTTCTTACTGTTGAATATCCTATTGAATGTTCAGTAATTAATCCACTATCAACCATTTTTAAAAAATCAACTGCAATAGCGTTAGTTCCTATTTTACTTTCATACAATAATCCATTTGCATCTTCCATTAATGATAAAGGATTACCAATAGGCTGAGATGTATTGTGATTTAGTAAATGTTTGATTCGTGGTTGTGTAGATTTAGGGCCTTGCTCTTTTATTGTTTTGGAAAATGCGCCCTGCATTATAATATCCCTATCGGAATCTAATGTGCCAAAACTTGCAGCATAACCTGTAACAATACCCTCTTTCATATCCATATCTTTTATGGATGCTGCTAAATAGTGCGCTTGTTTTTGTATGTAGTCTGCCATCTTGTATGTAAAGATATAATAAATGCAACAATGTTGCAAAAATATTTTTAACAAAAAAAATCACACCACCCCTGCCACCGCACACCGGCAATTACAAACCTCCTCAGCGCTTCCTTCTTTTGAGCCAGGGTGCATCATATAAGAATCTCCAACCTTAAATAGTTCATCAATACCAATAACAGTTTGATTAACATCCCGGTGATGATCCCTTGTACGGTTATCCCTGGCAGCAATCCATATTTTCTTAGTAGCACCGGCAGCCCTAAGATTAGCCATACTACCTGCATTAGCTGCGTTTACTGTTTCAGTACGGGCAATGAGTCTGGCCCGTTGCGCTGTCATCTCTGGTGAAACTAATTTTTTAACTATTTCATCAAAACTCCAACCCTCTAAAGCCGCATCGGTTAAAACATCCTGTATTAATCTTATTGTAGTTTGTGTAATATTCTCAGCAGTTTCTAATAGCTCAAACTCAAATATCTGCCGCATTATTGATATTACCCTTTCAGAAAAACCCATCTGGCCACCACCTTTTTTATTTAATAACCCCCTTGTTTGGTAGGCCCATGCTGCTCCGGTAGTTTTATATAAATCCATAAGCAAAGCATATAGTTCTGTTGATCTTACATAAATCAAATCTTTACTAATAATATATTGCTGAACTTGTTTTTTTAAAACTGTATTTATTTGGGGAGTGTACATTAACTCATATCTCATCTGAAATCTGTGGAATTTCAGCCAAAACTCTTGTTGTTCTTTTGGTGTCATTTAAATTCTGTTCGTGGTTCGTATTGCTGCACCTTCCTAAATAGTTCCTCTAACTGTAACCGTAACTGAATACGCTGCAGCATCTCTGCTTTACGCTTTACCTCGCAAGTTGGATTAAGCGGCAGGTTTCTTTCCACTATTATTTGGATTTGTTTTTCCGTAGTCATTAGCTGTGTTATCTATTGGCTGTACATCAATACTTAAATCATCCGCAAGTTGGTAACCTGATTTTATTAATAGCTTATCTGCAATAGGATCTGTTGATTCATCCTGCCCCATACTCACCCTCATTTCATTAATAACAATGCCTGGCAGTGCAGCCCAGCCATCTGCTTTAACTTTCATATCTTCCTGTAATTCGGGGACTTTACTTAGGTCTGGACGGATACCATTACCTTCGCCAAAAATATCAATAGTACCTTTTTTAATAGCATCACAAGCCCTTAGCACATTAGGAATAATAGCATTAGTGTACATATCCTTCCGCATCTCTTTTACATTACTTTCAGTACTTGATTTTTTGTTATTAAACAAAGTAGATGATACAGAATAAGCATTACATATTTTATCAAAATCAACATCCGCCTGCATAAGTGCATCCAATTCAACCAATGATAATCCTAATGGCAATACACCCATTTCACCGGCGGCAAAATACGGAGCCCCTTTATTATCTGAATTTCTAATAAACCGGCTAAATGAATCTTTGCGCTGACCAATAACATTAACATCCTCATTTAATGAGCCGCCGCCGCCACGTGATGAATCAATCCCTGGAGTTTTATCATAAACAATAGACGGCACACCGCCATTCTGCATCTGTGATACCGATGCGGCCATATTAGCATTAAGCCTTGTTAATCTTTGAGCTAATGCTTTGATTGGACTTAATCCTCTATTTCGCTCATTATAATTAGTTGTAGGATTATAACCATACTTTATATAAATAACATTCTCTGGTAATAATTCAAAAGATGATTGAGTATCTAAATAACGATACCCCGTTATTGTGTACGGGAAATTAACAGTCTGCTCAATACTCATAAATGCCGGGTGCAAAAAAGGTGTTTTCAATTTGCCTTTATTTGGGCCAAACTGCAAAGTATCTTTGTACATAAAACATTCGCCTAAGTATATCCATAAATACATCGTTTCTTTTTCCTCAAATGTCATTGACTTTAAATACAGAGATAATTTATCGTTAGTTGGTAAATCCTCATTTGTATTTTCGTTGTATGCAACAAGGGGTATCTGAGCTGATGATGTAGCCAGGCGTGAAACAACAGAGTATAAATCATCAAAAAGTATGTAAGCATCAATCTCTTTTACTGCTAACCAGTTTGGAAAAATCATTGTCCTGATATCGGACACGCTGGATAAAATATTATTTCTTTGAAGTGCTTTAACAGAGTTAATCAATACCTGATTTTGCTGTTTTAATGTGTTGATTCCAAACATTTAGTAAAATTTAATATTGAGCATCCATAAAGACTCTCTTAGGATTTAAATTAAAGTATTCACGCATCATAATAGTATCTGAAAAATCTGGCGATCTTCCAATAAGTTCCTTAACTTTATCCTTTGGCATAACACCTTTTTTCATATCTGAATCTAATGCTTTTTGTTTCACTTGTTCAAGTTCCTCTATAATCCACTGCTTAACTTCTTCAGTTTCACACTCCAAATATAAACCATTTTTGTTAATTCTTTCTGCTAATTTAAAATAGCACTGCGATTTCAGGTTATCAAAGTTCTCAGGTATCGGGTTCCCTTTCATATCAAACTCACCACCAGGTATCGGCAAAGCTTTACTATTATTCACAAAACCTTTTACACCAAGCATATCAACAGGGCCGCCACCCATACCATCACTATCCAATAAAGTGCCACTCCTCCCTGTACTATTTCGTGTCATAGCTGCACTAATCTGCGTGGTTGTAACATCTAATGTTTGTTTGCTGTAATGTTTTATTTTACCACGCCAGCCATCCCACTCAATAATAACAATCTTATCACCACCAAGCCGGGCTATATCAGCAGTAATAAAACGATCGCCACTATGTACATGGGTATTGGTAAAAATATCCAGTATTTTTTCATAATGAATTAATGTAGCTGGATCATCATCGTATTCCCAATTACCATGTAATAACCTTTCCTTTTCATTTTTACTTAATGACTGATCAAGTTGTTCAAAATAACCTTTATCAATCATTTTATTATCCTGTATAAAAGCCTGGATAAATTTTTGATTTGGTTTTAATGTGCCGTTCCTAAATGGTACATAATAATCTCTGTAGGTGTAATTTTTAGATGGGTTACCAGTCTGTAGTAGTTTACGCATCAACCCGTACTTATCGTTTTTCCATCTGAAGATTGATGCGGACAAGTTATTTTTTGCCGGTAAATCAAACTCGCCAGCCTCCTCTATAAATCCCCTGGTAAATTCCATTGAACCAAACCTCTCGTAAAGTGGATCAGATGGCATATAAGCAGCCTCTAAAAAAAGTATTTTACTTCCGTTTTTACATTCAAAGAAATTATCTTGGCCATTAAACTTGCAGTATTTATCCTGTTCTATTCCCCATGACTGGAATACCTTACTAATAGTAGGTAGTGTAAATTTTCTTAGGTCATTTAGTTTTTTACGTGCTATAAAATACCGAGTATCGGGGTATGTAAGCGCATCACCAAAAATAAGGTTTACCCCTGTAAATGATTTTGCACCGCCCTTTGCGCCGCCGTAATAAATATCGGTAATGTTATCATCAAGCCATGCCCTTGCGCAGTCCTTTTGTTTCTCATTTCCGTGAGTGTCAAAGTTTAAATATAGTGGCTCAGATTTCAACGGTGGAGGTTACGTTCATTAATTTATACCCACATCTTTGGTAGTAATCCCAATCAATATCTTTATGCTCAAACCCTCCAACTTTTTCTTTATCCTTCCAGACAAGGCAGCAGCCGTTATCAATATTGAATGTTTTAAAATCTATACCGTCATACTGCCTAATATTCATCGCCCATTTATAAACATCACCCCACCATTGCTTTGTTTCACGTGGCACAATAGTACCGGGTTCATTATCAGGTAGTACATCATGTATCACAATAAAGCCGTTATCACTCAGGCAGAGCATAGAGTTTTCAAAATCTCTTTTAACCTGGTCGGCGTGGTGGAGGCCATCAATAAATACAAGGTCAAATTTATCGCCATCAATTTTATATTCCATTTCTGACGGGCCATGTAATTGGAACCATGATTTAAAAAATACATCACTACCAAAATTATACACTCTATCGCTTACAACTTCAGGATCAACGCCAATCTTTAATTCTGCTTTTATCTTATCAAAATTATTAGCCGGGTTCTGCACCCCAATTTCCAAATAAGATTTAAGGCCGTACTTTTTAATTAATGCGTTCAGTAGCTGTGTGTGGTTGGTGATCATTTTCTATTATGATAATGTTGTGAATAAATAAAATCTTTTTGGCTTTTACTGCCGTAATCCCAAATGTAGGTATTAATCAAC